GATGAATGACCAAGCGGGCAATGCGATTGGCCGTTGCCGCGTGAAGGGTATCTACATTGTTCCTGCTGCCGGGGCGGGCAGTGTTGTCTTTCGGGACGGCTCTACCGTGGCTGGCCCAAGCAAGATCACTGTGAATACGATCACCGGATCGACCAGCACCAACTGGCTTCTGATGCCGGGCGAGGGGCTTCTCTTTCAGACCGGCATCTTTGCCGACCTGACGGACGTTGCCTCGGTGATGGTCATCTATGGCTAAGACCCCAGCTTGGCAGCGTGCCGAAGGCAAGTCCAAGTCTGGTGGCCTGAATGCCAAAGGCCGAGCTTCTTATAACCGGGCCAACCCAGGGAAACCTGGGTTGAAGCCTCCCCAGCCTGAAGGCGGTTCCAGGCGGGACAGCTTTTGTGCGCGCATGAAGGGGATGAAGAAGAAGCTCACCTCGGCAAAGACGGCCAACGATCCCAACTCTCGTATCAACAAGTCCCTACGGGCCTGGAATTGCTGATATGACCCAAGACACGGAAGCAGTGAAGAACGTTGTTGATGCGGTTTCTATAGGAACTGTCGTGGCTACTTTAGCTGGCGTCCTGCCAAGCATCGCAGCGATCTTCACGATTTGCTGGACTGCTATCCGCATCTACGAGACCGAGACAGTAAAGAAGCTTCTTGGCAAGAAGCCTGCACCTCAAGAGCCTGGGGCTTGATGTGGAACTGCCTAAGCTAACTCCTGTCGTTCAATTTGCGACAGCCACGTTTGCGTTGGCTGTTGGCGGCTATACGGCTGGGGAAAAGTTTGGGTGGTTCCGGAACGAGATCATCACCTGGACGCCCGAACACTTCAGGATTGCTGATGGCAGAATAGGCCAGCCAATCACCGTGACCGTGGCCCGGATCAAGCGTCGGGATGATTGCTCTGTAGAAGGCTTCAGCGTCACGGTCAGGGATGCCACTGGCCTCATTCATGAGGCAACGCCTAGCATGACGCGCTTCACTGGACCGGCTGGCCCAGAGATCGACACCTTCACCTATACGCTAGAGCTTTCAGACAGGTCTCCGGTTAGCCCTGGCCGGGCAACCCTGCTCGCCACAATCCGTTACAAGTGCCCGGAGGGGGAGCGTACCGTCACCTATCCACGTCATCAGAACCTGACGTTCATGCTGGAGAGATAGGATGGAAGCCCTTCTTAATCTTGTCCGCACCGTTGCCCCGTCCATCGCTACTGCCGTAGGTGGCCCGCTGGCGGGGATGGCGACGCGAGCCATCTCCGAAGCTCTTCTTGGAAAGCCGGATGGGACCGAGGATGAGCTTATAGAGGCGGCCAAGAGCGCCACGCCAGAACAACTGCTTGCCCTGAAGCAGGCAGAAAATAACTTCGTGATCCGGATGCGTGAGCTTGATGTTGATCTTGAGCGCATATCGAACGAGGATCGTAGTTCTGCCCGTGAACGAGAAGTTAAGACGGGCGACCACACGCCCAAGTTTCTTGCGGCTGCTGTGACCTTCGGCTTCTTTGGCGTTCTCTTCTGGATGATTGCCTACGGCCTGCCTGAGAATGGTGGCGAGGCAATGCTGGTTATGCTGGGGACATTGGGCACGGCATGGGGCGCTATCGTCTCTTACTACTTCGGCTCTTCGGCTGGCTCTCGCGAGAAGACCCAGGCCATGAACAGGATCATGGGCAAGTGAAAGACAACTTTGAACGCTGCCTGAAGTTCGTGCTTCACCATGAGGGTGGGTGGTCTGACCATCCCCGTGACCCTGGCGGCGCGACGATGAAGGGCGTGACCCTGGCGGTCTACAAGGAATACCTTGGCCGGGATGTCACCAAGGACGAGCTTCGGAATATTCCAGACGCCCACCTCCATGACCTCTACCGCACTCGGTATTGGGACAAGGCCCGCTGCGATGAGTGGGCTCCTGGTGTGGACCTGTCTGTTTTCGATCTCGCCGTGAATGGTGGGGTTGGTCGTGCAGCCAAGATTCTCCAGCGTTGTGTTGGGGCAGTACCCGATGGAGCTATTGGCCCGAAGACCATCGCTGCCGTTAACGCAGTCCCGGCCAAGAACCTCATTGTTCGCTTTGCCGAAGACAGGCGTGAGTTCTATAAAAGCCTCAAGGCTTTTGAGACGTTCGGTCGCGGATGGCTTCGTCGCACCGATGAATGCGAAACCGAAGCCATGAAGATGGCAGGAGAAAGCTAATGAACATGAAGAAGCCGCGTATGCCGAAGGCTGGTGGTAGTGCCGATGCTGGCATGGCGATGCCGCGTTTTGGCGCTCGCGCGATGCGTCCAGGCGGCATGGCCAAGGGTGGCAAGATTCACGCTGATGAGGCGATGGACAAGAAGCTGATCCGCAAGGAGATTGCTCGCGCCGAGAAGATGGAAGACAAGTCCGAGAAGGGCATGAAGAAGGGCGGCTACGTCAAGAAGATGGCGGCTGGCGGCTCTGCCTCCAAGCGTGCGGATGGCGTTGCCGCCCACGGCAAGACCAAGGGGAAGTTCATCTAATGGACCGTCGCCGTCGCGTTCCCTCCTATGAGGAGGATATGACGCCGCCCCGTGGCATGCGGGGCTTCCGCTCCAATGCCGTCCCAACCGACGAGCCGATGCCGCCGCGTCGCAGCTTCGAGGAGGACATGACGCCTCCTCGTGGTATGCGTGGCTTTGATCCTCGTATGGTCCCCACGGACGAACCGCCGCCGGGCCGTCCTTCTCGCATGGCCAAGGGCGGCGCTGTGAAGATGAAGTCCGGTGGCGTCACCCGTGGCGATGGTTGCGCCACTCGTGGCAAGACCAAGGGCCGCATGGTGTGAAGAAGCAGGAGAAAATCGGGAAGGTCATGAGGGAGTTCAAAGAGGGTTCCCTCAAGTCGTCCAGTGGGCAGAAGGTGAAGAACCCGAAGCAGGCTGTGGCGATTGCTCTTTCCGAGGCTTCTCGCATGGCCGAGGGTGGTCGGGTTAAGCCGCAAAACCCGAAGCTGTGGGCTGCCGCCAAGAGTGCCGCTAGGGCCAAGTTTGACGTGTACCCTTCTGCCTATGCGAATGCCTGGGCATCCAAGGAGTACAAGAAGAAGGGCGGCACTTGGCGGGGTCCTGATAATAGGGTGTCCAAGAAATGAAGGGCGGGCTCGGCAAGTGGTTTGGTGAGAAGTGGGTGGATATCAAGACCGGGAAGCCGTGTGGCCGAAGCGGCTCTGAGAAGTCCAAACGCGGATACCCTGCTTGCCGACCCTCTGCCGCCGCCGCCAAGATGTCTTCTGGGCAGAAGGCCACGATGGCTAAAACGAAGACTGGGCCTGCTCGCAAGAGTTGGCCTATAAGTCCTAGTGGGAAGAGCAAGTCAGTGGCTCGCGTACACTCCAAACTGGGGCGACCCTAAATGACGACCTCCGGTACAGCGGTCTGGAATCTCGACATTGCCGACCTCATCGAGGAGGCATACGAGCGCGCTGGCCTTGAGGCTCGCACGGGCTATGATTTCCGTACTGCCCGTCGATCCCTGAACATTCTGTCGGCTGAGTGGTCGAACCGGGGTCTGAACCTCTGGACCGTTCAGGAGAATGCTCTTGTTCTTACGCCTGGGGTGAAGACCTACTCCCTGGCAGCCGACACGATTGATATCATCGAGACGATGATCCGGGTTACCACCAGCGGATCGCCTCTGGATTATACCGTGTCTCGTATTGGCGTTGGCGATTACGCCACGCTGCCAAACAAGAACACGACGGGTCGCCCTCTTCAGATTTATGTGAACCGACAGGTGAGCCCGGAGTACACGCTCTGGCCGGTTCCCGATCTGCCCTACACGATTCTGTATTGGACGATGCGTCGGATTCAGGATGCCACTACGTCAACTGACGTAATGGACATGCCGGTGCGTTTTGTCCCCGCCCTCATCGCTGGTCTTGCCTTTCAGGTTGCAATGAAGCGCCCGGAGGCTGCGGCCAGGGTTCCTCTGCTGAAGCAGGAATACATGGAGCAGTTCCAGCTTGCTGCGGACGAGGATCGCGGTCGCGAGCCTGCTCGCTTCGTGCCCTGGTCTTCGTACCCATGACGGTTAAGTTTGCGCGCGGCAACAAAGCTTACGCTTTTTGCGACAGGTGTTACCAGA